CAGCTTAAGTCCCTGTTAGTGGGAGTCTCAATGGAAGAGGCCCTAACCGATCCGAATCTATTGACTTTCTTCATGAGAGACAAAGATGTCTATTCCATACTCAAAGAAATCAGTGATGTTGGAGTTGATCCGATTCTCTCTGATCGTGAGGATGAATTTAGGAGTAAGGTTGGACCTTTCTTCCTCTCACACTATAAGCTGTGGGCGCAGAAAGTGGGAGCCTCGTTCATAAAACGAACGCCCGAAGACTTATTATCTAATAAGACCCTTTCGCGTGCAGTTGATATCGTGAAAGAGAAGTATGCGTCTTTTGGAAAGCAAGATGTGCCCTTACCGTCTTTCTATAAGACGAAGGTTAACAGAAAAGCTTCCACAGGCTACCCTTTCTTTCTTAGCGATTGGGAGAGTCCAGTCACTTTTTCAGGTGACGTTACATCCCCCGTTGATTGGGCCTTCAGCTCAGCAGATGAGTGCGTGACAACTGGTGATTTCTCACAGTTGCACGGGTCCCCATACATTATGTTCACGCGCAAGCAATTTCGTGGTATGGACCACAACAATGTTAAGGTGAACGAGCGTCCGGTGCAGTGCTCCCCAATATTGGAGAGAGCATTAGGTTTGCCAATCCAAACCAGAATTGCTTCTGTTCAAAGGAACATAAGCTTCTCAATGGGTTTAGGTGGCTTGCCCGTGATGAGGGAACCCATAGCAAGGGCTATGAGTGAGTTCACAGCTTGCTTTGAAGCTGACTACTCAGCCTTTGATACTAGCATCTCTAACGATGCAATGTCGTTGGTGTTTTCAGTCTTTAGGACTTTATTCACCGATACAACCATCCTGGATGAACTGTTAAAGTTCTACTCGGAGGCTACCTTAATGACACCCACCGGCTTAATGTCTGGTTCGCCCTCACTGATGTCAGGGTCGATGCTAACAAATGCAATTGGTATGTGTTGGGGTGACATCGCGTGGACCTACTTCACTCTCCGCTGTGAAGAGGAGGGTGTGGCTTTTAAGCATGAGGTCTTCGGCTATAGTGACGACTTAGCTGTCTTCCTCAATGAGGAGGACGTGTCAGTATCGTCTATGTTCCCAACTATCGTGTCAGAGATCGGTCTATCCGCTCATAAGGATAAGCAAAAGATCTCAGTTGGAGAGAACCGCAACATCTCTTTCTTAGGGCACGTGTTTTGTGCATCAAGGGTGGATGACGACGGTGCTCAGCCAATGTATCCCCTCTTCCGCGGCTTATCAAAGCTACTGTGGAGAGAACACATAGACTCATCTTTTGATGCTGATTGCATTTATGATGCTTCCGGCCTCACGAGAAGAGAGCAGGAATTAGCAAAAGTCATTCAAAGGTTGGACAACTTCCAGTGGCTTAGCAATTTTACAGATATCTGTGCCTTCTTCTTCAAGAAGTTTGGTATGACATCCGTTTTATGTGCCAGGTTTGAGGCTGAGTCGCCATCTTTCCTTCAGCTACACCTCTTTGAGGGGTCTCACGGACCGGTGAACGATGACGTGATAGAAGAAGTGCTTCCTCTGACATCAGAGGAGATGGAGG